TTTGCTCAACATCCATTCGGAAGGCAGGATCCTCGCGGTATCGAGGGTCTTGTATCGCTCGAGCAAGTTCTGCCTGAGAACGAAATCCGGGTTCGGCACGTGATGCCCTATTACCAGATACCTGTTTACCCTCAAAACCGTTTGACTCGACGTATTTCGATCGAAGTCCTTGTACTGCCCAATATATAGAGTTGGGATCACCGCTTGTGACAACTGCGTCATAAGCAGCAATTTCATCAGGAGCTAATGAGTCGCCAGCCCAAGCAACCATTTGCTCATATTGTGCCGTACCACCAACAGACCCCATAATCCGATCGACATCTTCTTGGGGCATAGCACCAGGAGCAACATCCTCCTTACTGCTATTGACATACTGAACCCATTGTTCGACTAGCTCTTTGCTATCTAGTTGAGAAAGTTTTTCCAAAGTATCTGGGGTAAGTTCACCACCCTCCTCATACTCCTTACTAGCTTCCTCCAAGGTTTGGTAGACCTCAGACGACTCTTCGACTTCAGTATCCTCAGATTCCTGCTCAGGAACTTCACTGCTGGGTTCCTCCGCTTCGACATTCTCGTCAGTCGGACGTTCCCCCAATTTCTTTTGTAGTTCAAGGTACGCTTTCTCAAGCTCTTCTGCTGACTTGTATTTACCCGCAAAGCGAGTGTCATTTTGATCAGCTTGACGAGCGTCCTCATAATTTTGTTCTTGAGCGGCTTGTTGAGCAGCAACCAAACGCTCGCCTTCTGCTAACGCTTTTGCTTCTGCCTCTTTGCGAGATGCTTCAGCAGATTCATCAATGGGATTAAAAGTGTTGGTGGTAGCCATTAGTTGTTTTTTACTTTGAGAGAATTAACGCGAGCACCTGTTACACGTTGTGCATTTGGTTGTCCAACGCGAGATGCTGCAATTGTTGGACGAATCTTTTGTTGAGGCTTGTATTTATTAGTAGGCTCAACCGGTGATTTCGTCTTGGGGGACGGGGCCTTCTTCAGCTTCTTCTCCTCCATCTTCTAATACTTCTTTAATACGTGGGTTTTTATCTGGATCGGCAAGTGGTGATTTAGCTAGTTGACCGGCTTGTGCCAGAAGAGCTTGTTGTTGTTGCTGCTCTTGAGCTGCCTGAGCTTCAGCTTGCTTCTCTTCAGGTGTCTTAACAAGACCTAGATAATCAATGCCAGCAGCTGCAGCTAAACGTTTAATAGCTTCATCAGGATTAATGTACTCAGCCATTGCCTCTGGCCCAAGAGTTTGGGCAACAGTTTGCATAAATAACATCAATGCTTCTCTGTCTTGGCCGCGGCCTACGCCTTCCAACCCAGCGACAACAGTAGGGAAAACAGCAGGCTTGCCGTTAAATTTGGGCAGCTGGGGCAACATACGTTGACGTTGCAACACCAATAGCTTTCGGGCAATATACGGAGCTAAAAGATCTGTTTGAAGGCTGGACAGGATTCCGCCAAGTTGTTCATTAAGCTCCTGTTGGGTGGCTCTGATTTCTTCGGCTGTTGTGCGTTCGCTGTTGCGAGCAGTGAAGATTAAAAACGCCTCAGACAATCGCTGAGTGAGTTGCTGCACCATGTCAAAAGCTGTACGGAAGTCCGCTGCCTTGTTTGATTGGATGACACCAACATCGTCAGGTCGTCCCTGAATGATTGCGCCGTTGCCAGCTTGTGCGAGTTGATTGGGTTTAGTGGTTGCAGATGGTGACAAGGTAAAGACAACCTTTGCCGCTGCAGCACTACCCTCAACCAAGCTTTGCATAAGAGCATCTAGAGACTGAAGATCACCACGGAATTCGTCGATTCTGCTGCGACCGTAATCTTCGCCATCCACCACATTAAACCTGAGGGCTAGATATGGCGATGCGTTTTTAGGTGCTGATGATTCAGAACCTTCAATGATTTCACCATCAACTTCCTGATACCAGCGCCAAGTACCTTCTACAAGTTTTACACAAGTAAAAACAGCAACATCGTTGCCATTCGAATCAAGTTTTAGATCAGCAGGAATGTCACCTCCACCTTGCTCACCAACATGATTAGCCGGTTGTAAACCAGGCCGTTTAGTACGATATTGTTCGGGCAGGAACTGGGCGTCAATAGCCTCTACGGTAATAATTTCAGTAACCTGACCATCTCCATCCCGATTGATCACATAACGATCAAGAGGATAAATTTTCAAACCTTTTTTACCCATAAACACCAAAACATTTCCGGCGACTACAAGGTGTTTCATTGCTTGATGCAACATGACGCGGTCAGCCTTATCGGCTACGTCCTGCATCACAACGCGCTCCATTTTAGATAAGACCAGATCAATCTCAGAACGAGCTTGTGCATCAATATCGGGGTCCTGTGCAAGCACCCCATCTTGTATCTGTAATTTAAAAAATTTTGCGTTGACAGGGAAAAGACTCAACATGAGTTTTGCCGCCATCGTATTAACGCCGCGAGATCCTTGTGATTGCCAAGGTACGTGTAACTTGTTTCCACTAGCATGACCACTTGGTGGCATTAAATAGGGAACACTAAGTTTTGCACAATCTCTGGCAGCATCTAGGAAATTTGTTCTATTTGCAGACAGCCGGGCGTAACGAGCTGAAACTGTTTCGTGCATTAGCTGGGCCTACGAATTTGGGCAATAGTTAAACCAGGAGCACGACCTCCACGTGCTTGTCCAATACCAAGACTTGCAGCACCTGCAGACGTTAGTTGATTGGCAAGTTGACGTGTACCAGACCGTTTGGCTTTCTTAGATTTCTTACGTTGTTTGCTCGCCCTAAGGGTTCCTGACTCATTAGCAGCATCAAAACTACGAGAACGATTTCGTGCCTTTTCAGCTTCCAAGCGGGCTCGCTCTTCAGCTTCACGTTGCGCTTGCATCTGGCTTTCCATTTGAGCATTTGCTTGATCAAATTGTGCTTGCTGAGATGCTGAAGTTGCAGCTAATTGTGTATCAAAGTTTTGTTGATTTTGAGCAGCTGTAGCCGCAGCTTGTTCTTGAGCGATAGCAAATTGATCACTTTGTGCCTTAAGAGCCCTCCTATTGTCACGCGCCTGCTGAGCCATTTGCTTATCAAAGTTGTCTTGTTGCTGTTTAGCAAATTTTTCCTGCCTTTGTCTTTCTTTTTTTTTGTCTTTTTTACTTGGTCCTTTTGGTCCGCCACCACACATGGTTAATTTGTATCAAGTTTTGCTTTGAGTAGCCGAACTATTGATAGCTGTCCTGCTTTGTAAGCAAGTTCACGAGGCTCGATTAAATAATCAGGATAAACATCAGGGAATAGTGCTTCTAGTTCGGCTACAAGGCCCCGAAGAGTCCCCGATGTAAGGGACTCAAGGCCAAGTTCTTTGGTATCAATCACTTGGGTGATTTTTCAGCAAATAAACATTTGTCAGAATCACAAGCTGCAGGACCGAGGGCTTCGCCTTTTATAGGTGCAAAGGATTGCATTGCAAGACCGAAATCATCAGTAATACGACGGGATAAAACATCCTCTTGTAACTCATTGTATTGAGCTTTTGTAATAGGTTCAAACGGCAAACGTGGAAATGTTTCATTAGCATCAAAACGTGCCAATAAAGCTGCAGAGATATAACCTTGATCTTTATCAATTGAATTAAAAATCAATTGCGACAAGGTGTCAATCTCGTTTTCACGAAACTCCAGCGTGGCTGAAGTATTGTGAGTTGTGTAATACGTTTGAACCTGCATATAAAACTTGTACTGGGCTTCAATGCTAAAAGCATTAATATCTACTTGATCACAACCAGGCAGATCAGCCCACGGAGTTTCACTAGGAATCTCTACAAGCCATTCAGTGCAACGGGGGTCACGTGGATCATCTAGCAAAGCACCAGTTTCGTCTCGGTCAGATTGTGAGGGGATGATTTTGTAACCATAAGCCTCACAAGCCAAAGCGACTGGATCATTTTTTGCAAAGGTAATTCGACGAATAAACCGAGCAGCCTTGGGAGGGTGCCAGCCAGGGGCAGCACCGGTCAGCAGGCTTTTTGTTCCAGCTGGTTGCACAGTGGTCGTCCTATTTGGACAACGCAACTTATGTTTTTTGCAGTAAGACGCAATTGTTTCTTCAACAACACCACGCCATCGAGTAAGACATTCTGCCTCAGCGCGTACAAACGCGTGACCAAGAACTGTGTCAGGGCGTCCTTGCTGCCACCAATCAAGCCACTCAGCACCAAAGCGCATGACAAAAAAGTCAAAGAGACCGGTAAAGCTGACACCAACAATTGGATCAACTTTTCGGCTGTAGCTGTAGCGTTCCACACTAAAGTTATGGTGTAGCAGGGCAGCAGCAGCAAGACTTGCAGCGCGGAAGGCGTTGTCTTGAGCAAGCTCATCTGTAGGATCAATGGTATTGAGGTGAACCTCAGCCAAGTTGCAATGAAAATCTTTTCCTAGGATCTCTCCACAAGGATTAAGTCCATAGCGACCCATGCGATGGGCAAGCTCACGTTTGTCTTGATGATACTTAAGACTATTTAAATAGCTTCGAGCATCAGCAGGTTGCTTTGCGTAATAAGCAAGAAACTTATCACGTCGTTCTTCCGTATCCAAAAGGTCACGATTAGATCTAACAATTGCTTCTGGAGCAAATTGAATAGCACCTTCGCCACTGAAAAACTGTTTTGTTACTGCATCTTTTACTTCTTTGTATGACGGTTTTGAATGAAAAACTCTTGTATGATTTGCCATTCTCAGCGCATCTCTTTGCGGATCAATGCGCCATTTCCCGTCCTCACCTTGTTGCCAGAGGTTATCCTTTGCTACCGATGCAAGCTGATCATTGCTATCGAATTGCCTCATACCAGCACTTCGACGGACATTACCAGCTACAACTGCTAGTGAAGATTCATCTAGCAGTAGACAGCATTCTACAGAGGTAAGTTTACGTCCGTATGCCTTTTGGAGAATCTCTCCAGCGCGACGGTAAAAGTGAGCAAGTTTGACGGGATTGGCAACACCTCCAAAGCCCTGAATAGGTGCATCTGGAGGACGGACGTTGCTTAGATCCATTGTTACATGGCCTACTTCCCAATCAGATTCCGTTGCCAATTTCAGAAGGAAAAGGAAGGCGATAGACCAACCTTCTCTACTGTCACCAACGTAAATTGTTGCGCGATCCTTCTCAGTAATGTGCAGCCGAGTGCGCTCTTCGCGAGGTGGTTTTGCATCACCAATGTTCTCAAGGACGTCAAGATAGAAGGTATGACTAATTTTTGGTAGTCGATCAATACAGCGCGGTTCAAGAATTGCACCCGTACCTGAACCCATCATTAGCAATTCCATTTGTAATGGAAAAGCATGAATATCGTATGTATCGGTTGAAGTGCAGTTGTATGCCCCAGAAAAATTCTTTTGCTGTTCAATCCAGTTAGTACCTCCAACCCATAGCCAACGCCCAGAAGGTAGTGAATGTAAGTTTTGCATTTGGTCTCGTACCAGTGCAGACTCTTCCTCAGTAAAATTACCTACTTTACTAAGTCCACCAACACACCGGTTAACAACATCATCCCAATGCTCTT